CTAAACGTGCTGATGGTTGTGCCACTCAAGGTAAAACGCGAGGTAAATTTGTATGATGAACAGTCGTGGCATGGGTGCCGTAATGCCCAGTAAAATGGCCGGCGGGAAAAAGAAAGCTCGCCGTGATAATACCGACTTTACGCAGTACGCTGAGGGAGGTCCTGTTGGCTTGTATGCCAACATTAACGCCAAGAAAAAACGTATCGCCGCTGGCTCTAAAGAGAAGATGCGCAAGCCCGGTCAGAAGGGCGCTCCTACTGCTGACGCTTTTGTTCAATCTGCAAAGACTGCTAAAACATGACCACCACCGGCACCACCCTCTTTAATCTTGACTTCACGGATATTGCCGAGGAAGCGTGGGAGCGTGCCGGTCGTGAACTGCGTTCAGGTTATGACTTGCGTACAGCACGCCGGTCAATGAACCTGATGACCATTGAGTGGCAAAACCGTGGTATCAACATGTGGACGATGGAGCAGGGTGTAATCACACTGACTGCTGGTTTAAACACCTACGCCCTGCCCACTGACACCATTGATTTGCTTGAACATGTAATTCGTACTGGTCAAAACACAGCCTCCACGCAGGCTGACTTAACCATTACCCGTATTAGTGTTTCTACTTATGCAACCATCCCAAACAAGTTACAACAGGCGCGACCGATTCAGGTATGGGTTCAAAGGTTATCTGGTGAGACAAATCCTACAAGCATTACGCTCTCGGGGACGATTACATCGACAGCCACCACCATCACATTAAGTTCAGTGACTGGCTTGGCTGGGTCAGGCTTCATTAAGCTTGACAGTGAAATAATTTATTACGGGTACCTGTCCGGCACAACCTTGGGTAATGTGTTTCGTGGGCAGGCTGGTACTACCGCCGCCGCTCATACAACAGGTGCCGCAGTATCTGTTCCCCAGCTTCCTGCAGTGACTGTCTGGCCAACACCTGACAACACCACAACGTATCAATTTGTGTATTGGCGTTTGCGCCGAGTGCAAGACGCTGGCTCAGGTCCTGAGACGGCGGACATGAACTTCCGCTTCCTGCCCGCACTGACTGCGGGTTTGGCCTATCACATAGCCATGAAGGTGCCTGAGATGGCAAACCGTGTAGACATGCTTAAAGCGGCTTACATGGAACAATTTGATTTAGCGGCTGGTGAGGACCGGGAGAAGGCTCCCATTAGGTTCGTACCCCGCAGAATGTTTATTGGTGGCTCGTAATGTCTAATCAGTTTGCTTCGGGTAAACGGGCGATTGCCATGTGTGATCGCTGCGGTCAGCAATTTAAGCTGAAAACCCTGCGCAATGAAATCATTAAAACTAAGAAGTATCAACTTCTGGTGTGCAATGAATGCTGGGACCCTGACCAGCCTCAATTACAGTTGGGTATGTATCCGGTATATGACCCGCAAGCGCTTCGCAACCCACGTAAAGACACAACGTACGTAACTGCAGGCGTTAATGCAAATAACAATTCCACGGGTGGTTCTCGGGACATTCAGTGGGGTTGGAGTCCGGTCGGTGGATCAAGTAGTTTTGATGCGTATTTAACGCCAAACTACTTGGTAGCAACGACATTTGTTGGTACAGTTACAGTTTCATAGGAGCTTAAAATGGCATATACACGATCAGCAGACGGCATTGCAAAAAAAGGCAAGACTGAAGGCAAAAATTTGGGCAACAGCGGTCCAAAAGTTAAAATGCAAGCTGGCGGCAAAAAGTCTGCTGGTGTTACTGGTATGGAAATGCGTAAAGTAGGCCGTAATCTGGCTCGCGCAAACAACCAAAAGCGAGGCTAATATGTATAGCAAAAAAATGATGGGCAAAGAAGTTGGCGATGCCAAAGTTTACGCTCCCCCTCACACGATGAAGGGTAGAAAGGTTTCCATTGCAGAAAATCCCGGTTCTGGTAAAAACTTGAGCCGTGCTGATACAGTGGAAATGACTGTTGGAAATGTTAACAAGTCTTCTGGCGGTGCGCCTAAAACATCTGGTATTAAAATGCGTGGTACTGGCGCGGCAACTAAAGGCGTAATGGCAAGAGGCCCGATGGCATGAACTACAACGAGCTTGTCTCAGCGGTAAACGATTACTGCGAAAACTCTTTCCCAACTGTGGATATGAATATTTTCATTAAGCAGGCGGAGCAGCGCATTTATAACACTGCGCAGCCTTCCAATTTGCGAAAGAACATGACAGGCGTATTGTCTACAGGCAATAAGTACTTATCAGCTCCCGGCGATTTCTTGTCCACATATTCGTTGGCGGTTGTTGATGCAGCCGGTGACTACAAGTATTTACTGAACAAAGATGTGAACTTTGTGCGTGAGGCGTATCCAAGCGCTTCTGCTACTGGACTTCCAAAACACTATGCCATATTTGGGCCGTCTACGTTAGATTCCACAGAGTTGTCGTTTATTCTTGGCCCTACGCCAGATTCCAACTATGTGGTGGAGTTGCACTTCTACTACTACCCCGAGTCTATCGTGACGGCTACTACGACATGGCTAGGTGATAATTTTGACTCTGTGCTTTTGTACGGAACCATTTGCGAAGCTTACACCTACATGAAGGGTGAGGCTGATATGGTTAAGTTGGCGCAGGATCGCTACGTCCAAGCTATTGCTTTGTATAAAAACTTGGCAGACGGCAAGCAGCGTATGGATGCTTATCGTGATGGTCAGGTTAGGGTGTCTGTTGCATGAGTTACATCCTACAAACCCAAACCACCAGCTTCAAAACGGAGCTGTACACGGGCGTTCACAATCTGTCCACCAACACATTAAAGATTGCTTTATACACGGCCAACGCTAATTTAAACGAAGCCACGACCGTGTACGATGCAACCAATGAAGTAAGTGGTGGTGGTTATCCTCCGGGCGGCGTTCCTTTGACCGGCGTGACCATTAACTCATCTGGTTATACCGCTTATGTAAACTTTGCGAACGTTGTGTTTAACGCTGCGGTGACGGCTCGTTGTGCTTTGATCTACAACTTTACCCAAGGCAATAAGTCTATTGCCGTGTTGGACTTTGGGTCTGACAAAACTTCTACCAATTTCACTATTACGATGCCCGCCAACACAGTGTCAACGGCGTTAATTCGTAGTTCTATTTAAAGGTTTTTATGTCACACGAAAAAGTTACAAGTCAAGATGTTGTGGACGCAGGGCTGGTGTGTGGCACACGTTCGGGCGAGTCTGCTCTGGCTATGGGCCGTTTTACGATGGAGTGTGTGGGTGCTGACGGGCAGGTGAAGTGGACCGCAACAGAACACAACTTGGTGGTGAATACGGGCCTTCAGTACATGGCGGGCAGTGCCCTGACTTCGGTTACACAGATCACAACTTGGTTCTTAGGTTTGTACGGGGCGGCTGCTTCTAATACACCGGCGGCTAGTGATACAGCATTATCACATATTGGTTGGACAGAAATCACGCCATACAGCAACGGTGTTCGTCCTACATGCTCGTTTGCTACGGCAACGACAGCTAACCCCTCTGTGGCTACAAACGCGGCTTCTGTGGCAACGTTTAACATTAATGCACCTGCTGTTGTGGGCGGGGCATTCTTAATTAGCAGTGACGTAAAAGGTGGCACAGGAGGCACACTGTTTTCTGCCGCTGATTTCCAATCACCCGGCGACCGGACGGTTGTATCTGGCGACACACTGAACATTACATACACACTTAGCTTGGCAGGTTAAATATGGCGCTTGTCCTTGCCGACCGTGTTAGGGAGACGACAACTACCGCAGGCACAGGGACAATCACCCTGCTTGGGGCAGTACCTAGCTGTCAAAGTTTTGCTGTTGTAGGCAACGGCAACACCACGTACTACACCATCGTAGCCTATACAGGCACTGAATACGAGGTGGGCATTGGCACGTATACATCTTCTGGCACGACACTGAGCCGGGACACCGTGCTGGCATCTAGCAATGGTGGATCGCTGGTTAACTTTTCCATAGGCACTAAAGATGTATTTGTTGACTACCCCGCAGGTCGGGCTGTTTATGAAGACGCAGCAGGCAATGTAGACGGCTACCCCATCACAGGCGGCACGATTAACAACACGGTCATCGGCAGCACAACCCCTGCGGCTGGTACGTTTACTACGCTTACTGCTCAGAATGAGACGCTAAAAGGCACGGGGCAAAACTTTTTTACTTATAGCCAAACATTTACAAATGCAATTTGGAACGCTATAAATACATCTGCAACAGACAACACTACTGTTGCACCAAACGGAACTACAACTGCCGCAACCTTTACATTAAGTTCAGCTGCCGGTAATTATTTTAAACAAAACGTAGTTGTTACTGCTGGACAAACATACACGTTTAGTTTTTATGCACTTCGTGGTACAGCCACGGACATGAGGTATTCTGTATACAACAATTCTGCCAGTGCGGAAATTGTTGCGCCCACTTCATATTACTCATCAACCAATGCTTCAACATGGTCTAGGATTACATTAACTTTTACAACCCCTTCTGGCTGTACTAATATTGGTGTATATCCAAGTCGAGATGCAGCGTCAACAGGAACATTTTTTGTTTGGGGCGCACAACTTGAGTTGGCTTCCTCTGCTGGCACATACATTCCAACCACTGCGGCTGCTGTATACGGAACACCAACACTCTCATTTAGCGGAGTAGCAAGCATTGGGCTACAGTCTGATGGTTCTTTGTATGAGACAAGTGCGGGAACAGGCAATATTCGCCTGTACACCAATAACATTTCTCAAGAACAAGCAAGGGTTTCACATACTGCTTCTGCTGTTAATTACGTTCAACTGACTGGCGGTGTTACTGGTGGTAATGTTCAAATTTCAGCGCAAGGTAGTGATGCAAGCACTGGAATTAGCCTTGTTAGTAAAGGTGGCGGTGGTTCGGTATGGAAGGGTGATGGCGGCGTTTACTTCCAAAACAATGCGGCTAACAATTTATTCTCTGTTGAAAACACATCATCTACAGTCAACAGATTAACGGCTACTGGTAGTGCCACGGGTTCAGGGCCACGCTTGTTTGCCCAAGGCTCAGACACCAACATTGACATAAACCTGACTACAAAGGGAACTGGTGCGGTTAACTTAAATACTGGCGGCGGTATGCAAGTTAAAGTTCTTGACGCTACCACATCTGGTTCAGCGTACTGGACAATGGTTGGATCAAGTGGTGGATACCCTTTTATTAGTGTTGATGGGACAAACCCAAACATTAACGCTGTTATTGCCTCAAAAGGCATTGGAGCAGTTAGGTTTTCTACAAATGGAACTTCTGGGCCTCAGCAGTTCATGGTTTCGCATACAGCCTCCGCAGTTAACTACGTTCAGGCAACAGGCGGAGTTACTGGTGTTGGCGTAGCTCTTTCTGCTCAAGGTAGCGACAGCAATATAGCAATGCTGTTTCAAGCAAAAGGTACTCAATTTCATTTGTTTCAAACAAATGGAGCCAATCAATTTGGCGTTGCGCCTACTGCTTCAGCAGTCAATTACGTACAAGTAACGGGGTCGTCTGTTGGTTTTGCGCCTTATTTTATTACTCAAGGTTCAGATACAAATATAAGTTTTGCTTACTCAGCCAAAGGCACAGGAGCGCATGATTTTTATACAAATGGGTTTAGTTTTGCCCAACAATTTAAAATTTTCCACACAGCCTCTGCTGTAAACTTTGTACAAGTAACTGGTGCGGCTACTGGTGGAAGACCGACTATTATCGCACAAGGTAGCGACACAAACATAAACTTTGTCGTTGCAAGTAAAGGTTCTGGTTCTGTGGGCCTTAGAACTGACTCAAGCACAACGCAAGTATCTGTAATTCATACTGCAAGCGCAGTTAACTTTTTAACAGCAACTGGTTCTGTCGCAGGTTCAGGCCCTATATTTAGCGTTGCTGGCACAGACACGAACGTAGACCTAAACCTGACTACTAAGGGTACTGGTAAGTTTTACATTAGTGATACACAAGGCGGTGGCAGTTTAGCCAGTCCTATGAAAATAGTGTTACCTGCACAGTATTCCACTACCGCAGGAACCGTAAATAAAATTGACCTATATGGTCTTAACGCTAATTACGGCATTGGACTCACTGTAATTGGTTCAACAGCCTCTGTAGATTATGTGTCAGGGGGAACTGCTACCACTCGTCACGCATTTTTTACAGGCAACGGAGTTTCAACATTACAATCTGTTGTAGCCCACACAACCTCCGCAGTCAACTACCTACAAGCCACAGGCGGTGCTACAGGTTCAGGCGTTACCTTATCAGCGCAAGGTTCAGACACAAACATTGACATCAACCTAGTACCAAAGGGTACAGGCACTACTGTTTATACAGGCGGTGTAACTGTCAATGGGTTGCTTACTGCTCAGACAGAAGTGTTAAAGGGTAGTGGTCAGAATTTCCTACTATGGTCTGCTGACTTTTCCAATGCAGTTTGGGGCGGAGTTAGTTCTAATGTCACAAGAACTACAACGACAATTGATTTTACAAATGCTTCGGCTTACGCATATCAACTTGCAGACCCTGCTGTTACGGGTAGTACATATACATTTTCTGTAACTTTATCAAGCACTAATAAGACAGCGATTGCAATTAGATTAGTTGGTAGCGCAACTAGCGGTGGAAATCAATCTTTAATTACATTAACCGCAACACCAACCCGATATTCTGTAACCGCAACTTTACCATCAGGTAACACAGCATTTATTGCTGGCTTTGAAAATAGGGTTGCACAAGGCGGTGATGGTTCTTTAGGTTCAATTACTGTAAGTAATGCACAACTTGAACTAGGCTCGACAGTTAACACATACATTGCAACAACGACAGCTAAAGTTTACGGAACTCCTACCCTATCCTTTTCAGGTGTTTCAACAATAGGATTAGAGTCCAACGGCTCACTCTTTGTTCAACCCGCTGGTACTGGTGCATTACAAGCACAAGCCACTACGTCATCCACGGTTGGTGGTAATGCCCGTGGTGTTAATGCTGTTGATTGGCAGACTGCTAGAAGTGCGGCAAGTCAAGTTGCTTCAGCGCAACTAAGCGTTATAGGCGGTGGAACAAACAATACAGTCACAGGCCCAATAGCTGGTATTTTAAGTGGTGGTTTTAATTCAGTATTTGCACAATATGCTGTAGTTGCTGGAGGTGCGGCAAATGCCGCTGGTCAGTACGCTTCTGGTATTCTTGCTGGTCAATCAAATCAAGCGTTAGGATATTTTAATCTTATTGGTGGTGGATTTACTAATAGTGCAACATCTGGTTCTGCTGTAACCACCCAATCTGCCACGATGAACGCAACCACGGCAGTAACGCTGTCAGGTAGCAACGCTAACATCAAAGTTGGTCAGTACATCACAGGCACTTCCATAGCCTCAGACACCTATGTATTCGCTATCAGTGGCACATCACTTACGCTGTCTAAGGTAGCAAGCGGTTCATCAACATCAACCCTATCTTTTTTTACACCACACGGAGTAGTAGTAGGAGGTGGAAACAACACCGCAACAGGTAGTTACAGCTTCATAGGGGGAGGGGGCGACGCCGGAGCGGTTTATCAACGAAACGTAGCATCTGGTGATTGGTCTACTGTTGTTGGCGGAATAGATAATGTTGCGTCTGGTATCGCATCTTTTGTTGGCGGCGGAGGAACTTATACTGGCGGTTTTATTAACGGTAATACTTCCAGTGGTGATTTTTCTGTAACTGGCGGCGGGTTACAAAATTTTTCAAGTGGTTTTGGTTCAGCAGTTTTAGGTGGATTTTTAAACTCTGCAAGCACAACTTATACCGTTGTAGCTGGTGGACAACAAAATTCCGCCAGTAATCTTTATGCATTTGTTGGTGGTGGAGTTGCCAATGCCGCAAACGGGTATGCATCTACTATTGCAGGTGGCTTTTATGGAATTACCAGAGGCATTACAGGCTACTACGCATTCCCTGCGTGTGTTCAGCCCATTGCTAATGCGGCTGGTGTTTCACAAGGCGGCTTGTTAATTTTGGGTCGGCAAACAACCGATGCAACAGCCACCCGATTAACTTCTGATGCAAATTCGGCAGGTATTGTCAACCAAGTAATCATGCCAAACAACTCAGCCTATGCGTTTAGAGGAACTGTTATTGCTAACGTAACAGGTGCGGCTAATGGTGCTTCGTGGTCATTTGAAGGTGCAATCATGCGAGGTGCTAATGCGGCTTCGACTGTGCTGATGGGAACACCCGCAATTAACCGAGTGGCGGCAACAGCAGGGGCTACTGCGTGGGTTATCGCTTTAACTGCTGACACTACGAATGGCGGCTTGGCAGTAACAGTAACAGGCGCGGCATCTACAACTATACGTTGGGTCTGCAAGGCCGAAACAACTGAGGTGACTTTCTAATGGCTATCAATCTTGACCACGTAACGGAACAAATCACAGTAACTGATACTGCGGCTAATGCTGACTTGACTTATGTCACTAAGGGTACTGGGTCGCAT